TGCCGTCTGGTTCGTTGTACGTTGGCCCTGACGGAAAGACGCGGAGAAAGCCGTAATGGCTAAGTGGTGGGAATCTGGCGAGGTTGTTGAAGAGCAACCTGCCGAGGAGTGGTGGACTGCTGGTGAAGAAGTCGCTGCTCCGGCTGCGGCCATTCCTGCTAAAGCGCCCGATGTAATGCCGAGCAGACGCGCCCCATCATTGGGGGACATCGGTGATCGAGCGACAGGCTTTCGCGCACAAGTAGCCGAAACCGGCATGACGCCTGAAGAGCGTATGCAGGCTGTTAGAACTGGCGCTCAAGTCCTTGGCGGGTTTGCTGCTGGGCCTGTTCTGGGTGGCGCAGTACGTACCGCTGGCGCCGCATCACCTGCGTTACGCGCCCTCGGCACTGCGATTGAAAGTGGTGGATTCCGCACTGGTTTTGCGCCCGGTACATCTCGCGTTGCCGACATTGCTACTCGCACTGCTGGCGGCGCTATTGCTGGCGGTGCCGGTGCTGGCGTGGTTTCACCTGAGCAAATAGCAGAAGGTGCCTTGATTGGCGCTGCTGTGCCCGGTGCGGGCAAGGTTGTTGGCCGTTTCATGCAACCCAAAGGGCCGTCTGTTAAAGACGTAGAGGCTGCTGCAAAACGTAAGTACGCTTCGTCAGAAAAGGCGGGCGGTGTAGTCCAGTTAGACCAATTCAACAACTTTATTAGCGGACTTAAAAACAGTTTGGCCGCTGAACGATACAACCCTGTTGCTCACGTCAAGATCAATAAACTGATTAATACGCTTGAGTCCGATGCTGCACTTGGCTTGGACGTTAGCCTTGAGCAATTAGACACCGCTCGACGTATTGCCGCCCGTGCCGCACAAAGCAGCGGTAAAGAGCAACAACTTGGATCGGTTGCTATCAAGCAGATTGACCAGTTCGCAGAGCAGTTCCCCAAGGTAGCGAGAGAGGATTTAGAGGAAGCGCGGTCGTTGTGGACCAAGATGAGTCGCGGCAAAAAGATTGACGACATCATCAAAGCGTCTAACCGCTCTTCACAAGAGCCTGCTGTGTTCCTGCGTCGTAAGTTCCAGCAGTTAAACGACGACGAACGCGCTTTGAAAGCGTTTTCGGAAGAGGAGCGTAAGGTCATTAAAGACCTCGCTGAAGGTAACTACACCGTAAATGCTCTTGCAGGCATTGGCACTTTGGCGCCGCCTCGAATCAACGAACTTCGCACGCTGCCAGGTCGTATTGGCGCTGCTGGCTATGGTGGTGGTTTCTTTGTAAGCCCCGCCTTTACCGCTGCTACGGCAGTCACAGGCTACGGTTCTCGCGGCGCTGCAAACCGATTGGCGTTGATGCAGGCTGCTCGTCTGCGCCAGCAAGCCTTGACCGGCTCGCCGATCATGCCGCAATCCATCATGCCGCAGGTTGTGCCGCAAGTCGGCCCGACACTATATGCGGCTGGAATGTTACCCGAGTAATTGGAAGCCACATGCTGCAAGGCGCACTCAAGTCTAAGACTGTTTGGTGGAATGTCCTGCTGGCCGTCCTTGGCGGCCTTGAACTTGTAGGCGGTCACATGACCGTGCTGTGGGGGCAGGAAGTGGCTGCGGCGATCCTAATGGTCGGCGCGTTGGCAAACCTCGTACTGCGGGCTGTCACCACGCAGGCGCTTTCGGAGAAGTGACGTGGATTATCAGGCGGCTTTTAACATTGCGGTGGCAGTTGCAGCAGCGTTTGGCGGTTGGACCTTGCGCTCGATTACGACGAGCCTAGAGAACCTTCAGCGTGACCACAAAGAGATGATGCACCAGTTCGTGCGCCGCGATGACTACAAGTCCGCCTTAGAGCGTATTGAGCAAATCCTGACCCGCATTTGGGACAAGTTGGACGAAAAGGCCGACAAGTGATGTGGGCGGCATGGGTGCGGACTCGCGCTAATTTAAAAGTAATTGCCTGCGTAAGCGTACTGTTTGCAGCACTATTAACAATACTGTTCTTTAGTTAAAGGTTAAAAATGAACGACGTTACCGACATCCAGTTGCTAAAAGTGCAAATACAGGCCGAGTTGCAACGGCTTGAAGCGCAGTCGTCTGCCAAGGACGTAGCCGGTAAAGCCATTGGTAAGGACGGGCTGAAATACATCACGGCCATTGTGGTGATCGGCGTGCTGTCTAGCCTTGCGCTAGATTCGGACAAGATCGCTGCCGTGATGGGGCTGCTTGGTGCCTCGCTGACCGCTCTTATCTCTATGCTTGCCAGCATTGCAGGCACGGTGGAGAAGGAAGATAAGCCCGAGTTTGAGGTAATTAAGGAACTGATCGCCAAACTAGACCGGCTGGATCGCAAAGAGCAGCCGATGCGGGTGGACGTTGAGGGCGATCATGTCACCGTTACCAAGGGCGACGACGTAGTGAGGGCTTCCAAATGATGACAATGGTTAGCACATTCCTGTCGTTCCTTGCAGGCGGTTTGCCCAAGATTCTGCAAATCTTCCAAGACCGCCAAGACAAGAAGCATGAGTTAGCCCTTGTCGCCGCGCAGAAGGAGCGCGAACTAGCCCTCGCAGAACGCGGGTTTATCGCGCAGGCACGGGTTGAGGAAATCAAACTGGAGCAAATCCAAACGCAGACTGCTGCCGAGGAACGTCAGGCGCTGTATAGCCACGACGTTGAGATTGGCAAAGGCGCATCCCAATGGATGATCAACTTGCGTGCTTCGGTGCGCCCGGTTGTAACGTACATTTTTGTGCTGGAACTGGTCGCTATCAACATTGCAGGTGTTTGGTACGCCTACAACACAGGCGTGCCGTTTGCTGCTGCAATGGCTGAAGTGTTCTCAGATGACGAGATGCTGATACTGTCGTCAATCATTGCCTTCTGGTTTGGCACGCAGGCTTTCGGCAAGAAGTGAAGGTCAGTCCTGCTGCAATACAGATGATCAAGCATCATGAGGGCGTAAGGACGCGCCCTTATCGGTGTCCGGCCCTGCTATGGACGGTCGGGGTCGGCCACGTTATAGACCCGGCTCACGCTGCGGTGAAGTATGAGGAACGCAAGAGCCTACCGATACCCGCAGGATGGGATCGAACTCTCTCGATGGACGAGGTGGACCGGATACTTGCTCAAGACCTTGGCCGGTTTGAGCGTGGTGTGGTTCGACTTTGCCCTGCTGTTGTTGGCCGTCAGGGAGTCTTTGATGCTCTTGTATCTTTTGCCTTTAACGTGGGGCTAGGCAACCTTCAGCGCTCTGGCTTGCGGATGAAGGTCAATCGAGGCGACTTTGAAGAGGCAGCCGAAGAATTCAAAAAGTGGACAAAAGCCGGTGGTAAGGTGTTACCCGGCCTCGTCAAACGTCGTAACGACGAGCGGGTATTGTTTTTGAGTTAGCCTCATTTAATGGAGCGGGCGCTATGCGACAAGACGGCATACCTAAGCGCTTCCAACTAGCCGGTCACACCATCAATGTCAAAGTAATTCCGCCCTCCAAGTGGCGTCACGGCAAAAATTGTGTTGGAATGTGGCTTCCAGACAAATACGAGATACACATCGTAAGTTCTTGTAAAGGCACAAACCGGCAGCAAGTGTGGGCGCATGAGGCGATTCACGCGATGCTCGACATCGCTGGTCACGATGACCTAAGCCGAGACGAGCAATTTGTAGATCGGATTGGACACTTGCTGCAACAGATGCTCACAACAATGGAGTAAGCAATGCAGTCCAAGGCATCCGATGATCAGATATTAAAAGCACTACAGGAAGCAAACGGCATACGGGCAATAGTCGCTGCAAAGTTCAAAATGAACGAGCGGACTTTGCAGATGCGACTAAAGAAGATGAAGGACAAGGGGTACATTATCCCTGAGTCCACCTACCAGCCCGGACGCCAAGTGGTAGACAAGGGCGATTACGAGTTCACCGCGCTGCCCGACGACGACGTTCCCATCGAGGAACTGATTGCCCAGCGCAAGCGCAAGTTCCAGCACAAGCGGGAACACGAAGAAGCCAGCAAACTCATTCCTATCAAAGTGAAGATGGACGGTGCTATCGGCATCCTGCACTTTGGTGACCCGCACGTAGACGACGACGGCTGCGACATCGAAGCCATCGAGCGCCACACCGACCTTGTAAACCGCACCGAGGGATTGTTTGCGGCGAACGTGGGCGACACTACGAACAACTGGTGTGGCCGTCTTGCCCGCCTCTACGCCGACCAGACGACCTCGGCAGCGCAGGCTTGGAAAATAGCCGAGTGGTTTATCAACCGCTGCAACTGGCTGTACATGATTGGCGGTAACCACGACTTGTGGTCAGGCTCAGGCGATCCCCTGCGCTGGATAGCCAAGCAGCAGGATGCCCTTTATAAGTCCTCAGAAGCCCGCCTAGCGCTTCGATTCCCGAACGGCCTAGAGGTACGGGTTAACGCCCGCCACGACCACAGCGGCTCTAGTATTTGGAACCCGGCGCATGGGCCGATGAAGGCTGCGCTGATGGGAACCCGCGACCACCTATACGTGGCCGGTCACAAGCACGAGTCGGCTTATAGCGTCCTGAAGGATGCAATCAGCGGCATCACAATGCACGCCTGTAAGGTGGCGTCCTACAAGATTTACGACCGTTACGCCAAGGAGCGCGGGTTTAGGGACAACTGCCTGTCGCCCTGTGCGCTAACGACAATTAACCCTGCGCTACCGGCTGACCATCCAGACTTGGTAAAGGTGTGGTGGGACCCAGAGGAAGGGGCTAACTACCTGACATTCTTGCGGCGGCGCTGAATATCTCAGCCCGTTCGCGGTTTGCACGCAGGGTGCAGTACCGCTGGTGCAGGCGCTTGAGGAACGT